TACGTATGATTGAAATGCGTTTGCTGCTTTTTGAGTAGGCTCTGCAGTTGGGGTGTTTGAAAGTGCTTCTACTAATTCAGCTACTTGTGCAAAACCTTGTTTTACTTTGCTCTCTAATTCAGCAATTTTTGCTTCTAATTGACTTTTTTGCTCTGCAAATTCTGCCTTTAATTCTTCAGCCATTGCAGTTGTGTCTTGTGCAGGAGGAATAGGTGCAGCAGGTGCTACAGGTTCTTCTTCTACAACATCAGACTTAGGTGATTCAATTTCTACGATAGCACCTAATTCATCAACTGTAATAGATGTACCATCCATTAATTGATGCTCACCTACAGGAGCAGGAGTACCATCTTCTAATGTAACCATACCACCGATTTCTAAAGCAGATATCATAACTTTCGTTCCATCTACTAAAGAATATTCAGCCATTTCTACCTTTGTAACTTCAGGTGCTACTTCAGCAACAGGAGCTACAGGCTCAATAACTTGTGGCATTTCCTCAAATAATGCTCTTATTTGCTTTAATGCTTCTTTTGGATTCATAAATATTTTAATATAAATATTAAATATGTGGATATGTTATCACTTAACCGCTTATCCTGTTTATTTACCGTTCATCACATTTTTTAAAAAAAGTCCCCAAATGTTTGGAAAGTGTACACAACCTGTGTATATTTGTTATGTCATTGAGAGAAAACCAATAAAAACTATAAAATATGAAAAATTTAATTGAAAAGTATGAAAGTTTGGGATTTGAACTTTGTGTTAAAGCAGAACCAATGATTGTTGGTTATTGCGTTAGAAAGGTTAGTAAAGCAAGATTTAAAAAGCCTTTATTCAACTACAGATTTAGAAGTGTTGAAAGAATGGCTGAATTCTGTTTGGAATGGATTGAAAAAGTTGAAAGAAACATCAATGCAGAAAAAGCAAGAAAAGAACAAAAGAAACTAGCGCAACAAAATATGAAGCATAGCTTTGAGGTTGGTCAGATGCTTTACAACAGTTGGGGTTACGACCAAACTAACATTAACTTCTATCAGATTGTAGCAGTTAAAGAAAAATCAATAGTTTTGCAAGAAGTTTGTAAAAGTATTGTTGCAGGTAGCGAAGGTTTTATGTGTGCTAATGTTAAGCCTGTTGAAAATGCCTTTATTGGTGAACCAATCCTAAAGAAGGTTGTTGTTCAAGTTGGTTACAATGGGAATATTAGTTACTACATTAAAGCAGAACACGGTTGCTTCTGTGAATATGGTGCGAATAAAAATGGTGTTTATAGCAGTTGGTATGCTTAATCAAATTAAAATGAATAAAATAAAATATAACTCACTTGCCCTTGCTGCTGAATACCACAAGTATCAGCAGTATGGGGTTAAGCCTTATCTATACCATTTATTAGATGTATGGTTAGAAGCAGAAAAGTTTTGCAATGAAAACAATATTAAAGGGATTAAAGAAGAAATAATTCTATCTGTGTGTGCATTGCACGATACTTTAGAAGATACTACATTAGATGAAAATAAAATTAAACTAATACACAAAGAAGTTTTTAATAGTGTTAAGCTACTGACTAAAAAACCACCTTTAAAAAACTATTATAATAACATTGCTAAAAATGAAATAGCTTCTATAGTTAAATTGTGTGATAGGATATGCAATATTAGAGAATGTATTAAGAACAAAGACTACCGTAAATTAAAAAAGTATATAAATGAATCTAATAAATTCAAGGTTATATACTCTGATTTTAACAAGCCATTATCTAAGAAATTAGAAAGACTTTATTTAAAGGGGAAGCTAATTAGTATTTTTCGTATTGCTCTTTAGTAATCACATTGCCTTCTAAGAAAGCCTGTGTTAATGGTTCAGCACCAATTTCTATTGCGTATGGCTTACCATTTTTTAATTTAGCCTCATACCCACCATCAGGAATACTTTTAAAAGCTACCCCATCAAATGAATTAAGAAAGTAAACTTCATTATTTGAAGCTAAAAGATTTAATAACTCTGTGTGTTTCATAATCAAATATAATTATTTTTTCCCAATTATCCTCTAAAATTCTTATAATATTCTTTAGATTTATTCGCAATTTCAGCCATTTTAGCGGCATCTTTTTTAGGGTCTAGTATTCTATATTCCTCATATAATTTATGCCCTAATCCGCCTTCTTTGCCTGTCTGCTTTGCTATCTGATTGTATTTATCATTACCTAAGATTGCTTTCGCTGATGCTGCAGGTTCTTTTGCATAAATCATTTTAGCACTATTCACCTGTACCTCACCTATTAAACCGTTGCTCATTTTTACATTTGCAATAGTACCACTATAACCCAATGGGTCTGAATCTGCGCTTTGAACCTTTACCCTTAATGTATTAGGGTTATCAGCTAAATCCTTTATAGCAGATTGAATCCCTTGCTCATTATCTATTATTACTGTGTTCCTTACTGAATCTTTTAATTCATTGACATTCCCACCATAGTCATTATCCACCTTTCTAGTGATAGATTCTTCTGATTTATAGTTTAATGGGGTAACTACACCGCCATATTTTGATGCTAAATCTTTACCTAGCTTATCTACTTCACCACCTGCTTCTTTTGCTTTTTGCATTACATTCTGCACATCTTCTTTACTTACATTTATTTTAGAAGTAGGTACATTTTTAGAACTTTCTTTATCACCACCGCCTTCAGGTCTACGACCACTGCCCGGCCCACCTAATTCAACTTCTTCTAGGATTTTATATATTTCATTCATCACCTGTTGTTCTTTAGAAACTAAAGGTGCATAGTTAAATATTCCCTCAATAGAAAACCCATTAACCATTCCCTGCTTAACCTTATCCCATACTTCATCATTTTCTACTAGCATAGATACAAACCAACTACCATCAGGCGCATCTTCAAATCCTTTCATTGGTTCAATACCTCTAGACTTATCACTAATGAAACTTTCAAACATTGTAACCCCTGTTTCAATTTGGTTAGGGTCGTGCATCAGGTTAACATTATTCTGATAGCCTTTTTTAAAGTATTTCTGAACAATCTTTGTAATAGTGTCTTTAGAAAAAGCAACATAGTAATCCCCAAAAGTAGCATCGCTTCTAAAGATAGGAGTATCAGCCAACATAGCGCAACCACTGATAATACGCTTATCTTCACTAATAATTTGAAACTTCTGTTCATTTTTAAATGCATTCCAATTCTTTTGAATGGCAGGTCTATCTACTAATGATACGAATTGCACCTCTGCATCATCATTCAAATCATCAGATATTTCCAACATATATAAAGGTAATTCCATACTCATAAATAGAATATTTTTAAATATTAACTAAATCTTGCTCTTTGTCTTATTGCAGTTATTCTTTCCTGACTGCTAGTAACATCACTTTCAACTACATATGCTCTTACTGCCTGATTCCCAATATCATTAATTGTCTGTTGATTTAATTGGGTTACCTGTGCAGTTGGTAATTGTGGTGGGATTGGTGCAGCACTTGACATACTAGGCATACTACCACCACTACCTCCACCTCTAGGAATAGATACAGATGCAATTTGTTTTACCCTAGCAATACCACCTAAAACTGCAGGAGCAGCCATTAAATATGGATATGCAGGATTTACTACTGTTATTGGATTTTTAGAAGCCTGTTTAAATATTGTTGATGCACTTAGGTATGTATCAATAGTAGCTGATGCAATAGCAATAGCTTTACCTGCTGCAGTTTCTTGACCTATTATATTAGATATACCTGCCGTAATATCAGCAATTTGATAAGCAGTTTCTATCTTACTTTGTTTTTCTAATTCATCAATTCTTTTTTTAGCAGCAGCAGTATCTTCTGCATCTTTAATAGATTGCAAATCTGCCTGTGCTTTTATTCCTAATACCTTTCCTAATCCATCTTTTTCACTTTTTTCATTAAACTCTTGCATAGTTTTTTCAGCATCTGCTTTAGCCTTTGCATCATCTTCTTCTTTTTTCTTTCTTTCGGAATCAGTCATTCCATCAGAACCAATTGGTTCTCTATTTAATTTTTTATACTGTTCTTTTCTTTTTTCATAAAGAATAAGGTCTTGATTTAATAACCATTCATTATATTTTTCTATTTCAGCTTTTTCTTCTTCAATTATTTGTTGTTTTCTTTTTTCTTCCTGAATATCTAATATTCTTAACTTAGAATTTAAATCTGCTCTTTCTTCAATTTCTTTTTCTGAATTACCTTTTATAGCTTGTAATTGATATTCAAGTCTTTGTCTTTTTAATTTATATACTTCATCTTCCCTACCACCCTGTGCTTCAAGTTCTGCTATTTGATTATCTAAAGCCTTAGTAATTTTACCAATAGCATTTGCCCATTCTTCTGATTCTCTTTTTGCTTCTGATGTAATCCCAACATAATCAGTAATATTTTGTACTATGCCACCTATTGTTTCTCCTAATTCAAATAATGCAGGAAAACTCTTTTTAATATATTCAGTAAACTCATTCCAATTTGCAATAAGTAAACCAATAGCTACTGCCAATGCTCCTAGACCTGTTGATATAATAGCACCTCTTAATGTACTAAATGCGCTTACAACCTGTGTTCTAATTACTGCGCCTAATTGCTTAAATGAATCTATGCTTTCTCCTACTGATTGTAAGCCTTGTGAAATTGCCATAGCAGATTGAACCTTTAACAATGTCTTTTGAACATCTTCTGATTCTTTTCCAAATAAAGCCATCGCACCCTGTACTGCACCAAATCCACCTGCAACACCTGATAGGGAAGCAGTTAGTGCTTTAAATTTTGCATCAGGATTAAAAGCATCAGTCAATGCTTTAGCATCACCTATCCTATCCCTAAGTTCTGCTGCCTTCTTTGCCGCATTTACTGCTTGTACAGAAGTAGCACCGAACTTATCAGATAATGCTATTACTTCTGCTTGTGCTTCCCTCATTTGCCTTTTAAGTGAACCTATAGAACCTTCAGCACCTGTCGTATTTATATTTACGTTTAAATTTAAATTTTCTGCCATTAGTATGATATTTCAATTACTTTTAATAAACTTATTTTGGTTGTATTGTATTCCATAGGATTATATCCTTCTACTGTATTTAATCTGAATAGTACACCATCTATCCAAATGTATTTACTAAAATCTAGGTTGTTAATGTCTAGGGTATTTAGCAATGCAGTACAGGTCAATAGTTTACTATCTTTGCTAGTTATTTCAGCTATGTATTCACTATGATATGCATTAAACAAATTTGTAGTTGGATATGATGTAGTATTTATATATACCTCTTTTGGCACACCAAAGTTTATATCTTGGTCAGGAACTCCACTACCATTAAAATGCAAATGTCCTGCGTATCCATATACTGTACCATTATGTAAATCGCCTGTATTATTTTGATTTCTTATTTTCCAACTATGTACACCTGTTATTTTTTGAACCTGCATAATACGAATAACACTATCCATTTGGTCTTCTTTAGTATTCTCGTTAGATAGTTTAAATATTTGCGTTACTATTTTTTCTTCTCCTGCTATTTGTACTAATGGACTTGATGCAAATATTATTTCAAGTGATTCTGTATCTTTACTGAAATCATAATTAGTATCATATAACCTATCGCCATAGTTTTGATTATATTTCTTTTTATAGCTTTCATTGTAAAAATCTGAATCATCTTTGTATTTATATTGGTAATACCTTGCATTTAATTCACTCATTGGCTTGATGCTTAATGGCTTTGACCTGTCTATTTTTTCAGACCAATCTAAAGCATTAGCACTTGTATCAGGATAAAAATCAATGTAAGGTTTTATATAAATCTTTTTATCGTTAAATATATCATCATAGACATAAAGATTATACATCTTACAAATACTTAAAAAGAAATCTTTTTGAAATATACCTTTTGGTATTGTATCATTAATAACTAAATCATCATTATAATTTAAAGGAACAGGAACAATAGAACCTGAAAAAAATGATACTTGAGCATATGTAATTGTAACAGGTGGGTCATCTCTATTTGGTGCAGTATTAGTATATCTAAAAGTTATTGCATCATTAGTATTCATTAATATTTCAAATTCTCCATCTACTCCAATACTATTTAAAGTATATACAATCGTGCCATTTTTATAAATATTAAATGTACCACTTGTACCATCTCCTTCAAATGTATAAACCATTTTTAAGTTTATAGAAGTTGCGCCTGTGTATGTAAATACACTATTTGCACTACTAGCAACCAATCCTGAACCTGTAACGGTATCAAATGTAATTGCGCTTGTACCTGTAATTTCTTGCTCTGTTGTTTTTGTAGCTACATTTAAAGTGCTTGTTGTCTTTGTTAATTTCTTTTGATTGTGTGGTATAATTAACCTTTTAAATGGGTCAGTATTTAATAAAGGAAAATCATAAGCATAACCACTACCTTCAAATATTTTTTCTAAATATTCTTTGACAAACAATGCAGGTCTAAATGTCATTACACTATAGTCTCTATTATTTGTATTTCTATAAGTTCCATAGTCAATCAATGGGTAGTAATATCCTGAACCATAAGATAAACTATTATTTACACCTCTATCCCCTGCAGTTGCTCCTGATACTTCCCAACTATCAATTATATTATCGTGATTATAAGTATGATTGTAAATGCTAAAGTCTAGTTCCTCAATTTTTTTATTACCTAATGCAGTAATAAATCCACCTAACTCCCCAAATACAGAACATTGATATTCAATAGCCTTACCATCTACTATGATTTCTAGTATTCTTAATGTGCCTTTAAACACCTGTATTTTATCAATAAAGATTCTACACTGTGCAGCCTTTGCAGCATTGTAATTATAATTGACATTCGGCAATGTGTCATCTGTAAAGTTGGCATTACCCAAATCAAATACAAACCCAAAGACCCTGTTATTTGTAGAATTACCTGCAATGTTAATAGTCTTTGAAAAGGATGTATTCTTTGAACCAAAATCGGTTATATCATCAATGGCATAATTAAACTCTGTGCTTAATTCCTTTGATAATTCTAACTTATAATCTTCTATGTATATTTCTGTACTAACCATTATCTGAATTGACTGTTTACATATTTAGATACTTCAATGTCTATTTCAAAATTAAATAACTTATCTGCACTTTCTAGTTTGTATTGATAGTTATTATTGCTAATTGTAACAGGGAAAAATGCACCCTGTACTTCCATATAAACAATAGAACTAGACATTAACTGTGCTAACCATTCGTAATCCTGTTGGCTTACCCAATCAGATATAAGATGGAACATATCCTTATGTTGAATGGCATAGTTAACCGTGCTTTCATTATACTTGTTATAAGCATCAATGTTAGTCATTGCATTTCCTGATAGCTGATATTCGTTTTTTCTGTAGCTTGTTTTTGTGAACTCACTAGACCTTCTATTAACTAATGCAAATTTCATTGTATCCCAACCGCCTAATCTATTTAAAAAGTTCAGGTTGTATTGTCTGAATTTAGGGTAGCACTTCTGCGTAAATCTTAACTTCCTAGATTCAGCAGCACCCAATTTTATATATACATCGTATCCATAAGCAGATTCATTTATTAAACTTCTACCTGCAAAAGTATTAATACTAGCAGCAGAGCAGTTAAATAGGTTCATCTGTCCGCTAAATGTAATTGAACCACTAGCAGTATCAAGTATAGAACCTGCTTCATTAAGCACATCTATTTTGGCTGAATAAGCACCTGTTGTTACCCTAAAAAAGGTAGCATAAAAATTATCACCGTATTCAATCGTAATATCATTTGTATCCCTTTCTGTTAACCAATCATCTGTAAAGTTTTCTATTAATAGATTGTCATAGTAATCAGATAGCACTAATGGATTATCTTCATTAGTAAATAATATATCTGCAAATAAAGGTGGATAATAGTTATATGCACTTAATGCGCCTGAAGCTAAATTTAGGTTGGTTATTAAATTACCACCTGATACATATTCTTCCCCTATTCTTATTTGAGAATCCACTTTAATCTTATCATTTGATGCTACTAGGATTGATGAACCTGATGGTTCAAAGTAATTAGTAACAAAAGACCTTACCATTGGTGATGCGTTAAATACACCATAACTGCCTTCTGCAGATGGGGATGGGTATACTTTAGTTCTACTTACCTGTGCGCCGTTAACGAACACATCGTACACGAATTTAAATGCAGTGTTATTTACATTAGTTGAACTAGATACATACCACAAGTCATTATGCATACTTGAATAAGGTGCAGGACTACTTTGTATTGTTATTGCCATTGTTTATTTCTTTACCGATTTGTCTTATTTTAATTTGAATATCTTTACCTAATGCAGCCTCCATTACATCGTAGAAGTTTTGACCAAATACCTCTTTTTGAGCATTGTCAAAATAATGAGTAGACCTGATACCTTTTCTATGTATAGACCTAGCTACCACATAGGCTAAAGATTTTTTAGCATCTATTGCTTTAGCTTCTACCCCTAGTTTTCTGTATGGCTTTACTGCAGTTGCTTTTAATTTGTTGTAACCTAGCCATCCCTGTACTGCTGAAATAGGAATGCTTTTTTTAGATGGGTTAAATTTATAAGGTGTCTTTGAATCTGCCTTTATATTTTTAGTTCCCTTTACCCCTTTGTTTACAAAATCCCAATACTTAGAAGCCTTTTCTGATTTTGGGTAGCCTAAAGAAATACTATAGGTTGTACCAAATTTACTAAAGTACATCTTAATATCATCAATAGCACCTGAAGCAATAGACCCATTTGCCCTAAGATTAGCCTGTGCAGTTTTAATGAAGTCTGCACCAAAATCCTTTAACAATCTTTCAGCAACAGGCATTTCTCCCTCTTTCATAGGTTGTTCACCTAATGTATTTAGGAAGCCATCTGCTATTGCCTGTGCTTGTGCTTTGGATATGCTCATACTAATAAATAGTATAACAGGCTTAAAATAACTATCCCCACCTTTTTAGGGATGGGGAAGTAAACCAAAAAATCCAACTATGAAAACTATCTTACTTTTTTTATCTGCTCATTGTCGTAATCTGTTTTAGCTTTTAGATATGCTAGTATGTTTAAACATTCTATTGTGCTTAGTTCATAGGCTTCGCTAACTGTGCAATTTTCGTACTCGGCAATAAGTTTGGTGCTATATTGCCATCCAAAATAATGCATAAACTTTGAACCACCTCTTTCGCCTGTGCTTCCTGCATCCCTGCTTCCACCATCTTCTTCACCAAATAACCCTTTGAAACTTCTATCCAATTTCTGTATACTTGATAAAAAAAAACCAACGAATGGTAAACATCTACGAACTTTGCAGTCAACATATCATTTGAGTATTCCTCGTGCATACTAGCATCATACTTTTCATTAAACCAAATACCGAATTTTCTTTTCTGTGGTATTACCATTGTAGCTGCTAACTTATGCAGGTTACCGTATAAATCCTCACTAAATACCTTGCTTTCTATATACCTAGCGAATGGCATCTTACTGACATCGTAATTAATCTTGTACCTCTTACTATTGGATATGCGTATATGCTTCTTAGGTGTGCCTTCTATCGGTTCATTTAAGAAAGCTATGGTTTTACTCAACTCTTTATATTCATTCAAAGGAAGGCTATCTATTTGCATTTCAGTCATATTGTTGACTATCCCTACTAATTTGACTTCTAGGTCTAAATCAGTTGCATCCTTTTCCTTTGTATTTAAAGCACTGTAAATCTGTTGATATTGCCAAACATTTATTTTGTCCCACATAGTTGCTTGATTTTAGATAAAGATACTGCAATTATATATACTAAACAAGCCAAAGGAACTGAAATAATTGTAAACTTTAATAATTCATATGTAAATATTAATGCTTCTTTCATTGTGTTTGTTTTAAAAAACCACCCCAAGTACCCAAATTACTACCTTTGTTATTTTTTAATATTAAAAATTTTCTTGAGGTGGTCTATGCTCTTAAATGTTCTGATATATCGCAACTACTAAGAATGCAAATATAAGAATAATTACTGCTTGTATGTTTTCTTTTTTCATAATATTAATTTAAGATTTCATTTACTAATTCAACACTAGGTTCTTGATTACTTGCTGCAACCTTTAGCAATTTAGCTAAATTTTCAGGCTTATAAACTTTTAAAATAAATTGAACCGCTTCTTCTTTATTCCCACCATTAGCAACCATCAACATTGCATAGCTATTAGCCATTGCGCTTTCTAATGGACTATTACCTTCCCATTCTAATTGTCTAAGGAAAGATGCTTTAGCAATTTCATAACCTTTGTGATTTCTTAAATACTGATAAATTTCTTCAGCTTTTTTTTGATTGTTCATAATTTTGGTTTTTGTTGGTTATCAATCAATGACATAACAAATATACAACCTCTAAACACATTATCCAAATATTTTCCACACTTTATGATGAACGGT